GAGGGTGCCTGTCTCGAAGTATTTTGACAGTCTCTTCATATTCTTTTTGGAGAGTCGATGTAAGCTCCCATGCAGCTCTTTCATTAAATGTCCATCCATGTTCCTCCTGTGTTTGTAGTATTTGTGCAACCTGATGTTCTATTTGGACCCAATCAGGTAAGGGTGGAAGTGGTCGCATAGTTTTGTTGTTACCTTTACATCTTGTATACAGTAATCTTCCATCTCTTGACTCCATTCTTTCCAGTCAGTAGTCTTTGAGAATTCTCCTTTGTATTCACCTAGTCTGTAGCCATAACTCTCTAATGAATGTCTTCCATATAACTTTAAAGGCATGTATTTAAATTTATGCTTATCATCTAAAGCTCTCATGTTGTTATGATAGAGCCTAGATAAAAGAAGAGTATCAATAACATTACCAGTATAATGAAAGAAGGGATAGAACTTCCGGATAATAGGAAGGTCAAAACCAATGATATTATGACCGACGATATGATCAGCCGTTTCGAGTCTGGTAACACCAGTAACCACTGTTTCTGTAAGAGTCTGGTCGTTATATGAAATTGTTGTATTATCTTCTGAGTCATGAATTACTAGGCAATGGATACGGGTGGCTTGATGTAACAAACCATCGGTTTCTAAATCGAAAACTAAGGTCATTCACCTTTCCAGCTATAGGTTTTGTCTACAAACTGTGCTTTCTTAACTGCTTCAGGTGATGGTGGTCTAGGTGGTACTGCTTCGTTAGCGCTCCGTATGTGATCATACCAAGGATGTTTATATTCAGAAGTCTGTTGATGCGTTGAATTCTTTTTCAACTTCATGTTCTTTAAATTTACAAGTGGATAAATCGAAACTTAATTTGCATGCGATGCCAGTTTCCCCGCTATAGCGATTCTTAAGGACTCGCACTGTTGTGAGACTTGTATCAACATCGGCCTGCTGATCTCTTTCGAGTCCAATAACTGCGTCAGAGAGTTGGCCAATTGCTGAGCTTCCCCTGAGCTGCCCCAAAGAGACACGAGCTCCATCGCTGTGATCTTGGTCATTGTTTGTTCTTCTTAAATGTGAAACTAAAAAGAGTGCTATGCCTGTACGTTCAACTAAGCTTCTTAACTTAGTCATCGTTTGATCCAACATTCTCCTTTCATCTCCATCAAGTCCTGATAGAAGTATTGAAAGGTGATCTAAAAATACAATCTTTGTATCTAAGCCAGTAGCCAGGTACTCAATTCGATTATAGATAACATCAGGATCAAAGCTACCGAAACCATCGAACAGAAATAAATTCCATTTAGCAATAGTATTTTCGTACGCTTCGACAAGTTCATCTCTTTCATGTTCTCCTAAATGTAGTGATTTACCTGAGGCAGAAGACATTAAGCCTAAGGCTGTTCTTCTGTTTGATTCCTCAAGTGCCACGTATCCCACTTTCTCCCCCGTGGAGAGAAGGTGAGCTGCAAGTTCTCTACAGAAGGATGATTTTCCTGTGCCAGAACCTGCAGTAATCGTTGTAAGCTCGCCATATCTGATCCCGTGCAATTTAGTTTGTAGTCCTGCATAAGGGTATTCATAATCACAAGGTTTGTTTGGTGTAGTAACTAATTCTAGTAATGTTTTACCTTCTACAATCCCATCAGGGCGGTATGGTTTTGCATTCCATATTGCTTCTCTTATTAACTGTTGTTGACCATCTTGTAAAGCCTCTGAAGGGTCCTTGTACGCGTCCATACGGGCGATCGTGACCTTGCCAGGTGGAAGCATGCTTGACGCATTTTCCGTAGCTTTACGGCCCTCCTCATCGTTATCGAAGAATAAGCATATCTCCTCGTAACCTTGAAGAAGGGGGATTTGTTTCTGTAGATCTTTTTTAGCCGCTGTAGCGCCATGTGGAAGCGATACCATTGGCCATCCTGGCATACTTTCATAACAGGATGCAGCATCTAATTCGCCTTCTGTGATGACGATTCTTTTCCCCGTCGAGGGGAATAGGTGCTGACCAAATAAAGTATCTGTGCTAGTCCCTTCATATTTAAAGATTTTGTCTTTGGTTTTTACTTTGGCTCCTCGAAGTACTCCATCATTTGTGAAATAATAGAAACGTAAGAGTGTTCCGTCTCTGTAGATTTTATAAAGCTGACAGGTTTTTTCTGATAGCTTTCTCTTTTGTAACCGCTGAGCGGCTCCTTGTAGGTGGACATGGTTCATTTTATGAGTGTGGTTAACGTCTTCGCGTTCAAATGTGCCGCAAACAAAGCAATAAGAAGTACCTCCTGAATAAATAGCTCTTGCATCAGATGATCCGCAATTAAGGCATTCCGAGTGTCTCTCGAACTCTCCTTCTAAATTCAACGTATTCATTTGCTTGGTGTTCGTGATATTCCAACCATGAGTCAATAGCTAAAAGGAATCCTTTGTAAATATTCTCTGTAGCTTTAGGTGAATACTCAGCATCTACATCAGCGAGTATGTCTTGGAATAACCTTGAATAGAATTCAGCTGTTCCGTATCTGTCGTCCATTAAATTAACCATTCGAGTGGGATGTTATGGAAATGTGTCCATGGAATGTTGTGCTTATCGCACCATTTAGCGTATGTAGTCTTGGATTTCTTACTAATCTTGTTGTATGGAGACTGAAAGACCATACGAAGATCAAGGTCAGGGTTTTGTTTCTTTACCTCCTTGATCTTACGTCGATCCTTCGAGTCCCAATAACCTTTACACTCTAGTAATACATGCTTATTAGGGAGTAGAAAGTCAGGTGTGTAAATGTGCTGGATTTGGTAAGCAACCTTAGTAGTTTCATATTCATAAGTAATACCTAAACTAGATAAAAGATCAGCAACTTGTTCTTCAAGACCTGATCTATATTTAGAAGTCATCCTCCTCGTTGGTATCCTTAGTCATTACGTTGGGGTCTCCAACTTTGAAACCACTTGTAGTACCAAATAGTTCAACTACACCTTCTAGATCTAGATCACCTACATCTACACCAGCTCCAGCGCCAGCAGTTACTACTTGTACTCCTACAAGTTTTAAACATGTACCATAGGTAGTCTTATCATTAAGGATGTAAGGCTTTTGATAGAAAGCAATCTTAACTGTACTACCTGAATACAAAGGAATATCTTCATCTGTAACAGGTGTGCCTTCTGTATCTACAATGGGAGGTTTATTATCTTCATTCCAAGTAAACTTAACTTTAAGCTCACCTGATTCTACTTCTTCCCAAGGTTCAGGCTTTAATACTGATCTCTTAGGGTTAGATACACGGGATTGGCACCACTTAAGGCCCTCTTCCCTATCAGTTTCTAACGCAGCTTGAAGGTCTTCACCAATCAAAGCTGATAGTGTATAACCAAATTTAGAAGGCTTGAGTATTGCCTGATAACCTTCTAGTACTACAGGCTCTAGTGTTTTGTGGATTGTTCGTGACATTAACAGAAAAAATATGTGGATTCAATTACGGATTCCGGTTCTAGGTCTCCAATAATCGGTGGGTTCTCTTCAGCTCTGATTTGTTTGGCAAAAGAGGTAAGGTAATCGTGCTCAGCAAAAAGATACATGTATGTCTCTCTGACCACGGAGGATAATTGAGACATGTCTGTAGCACGAGCAAGCACGCTATCGTGAATAAGGGCAAGTGGCGCATTGAATTTAACTGCAGATAAATGAAGTAGGCTAGCGTCTAGCGAATGAATTAAATTCGGGGCGGTAGCAGCTTTATGTCTACTAATATCTACTTTATTTGTTTCATCAGTTGCAACATTAAGGGTACAACGACCTAATAATTGTAGGTTTAATCTCTCTACTTTCTTTTTCATTAACTTCTGGTTAACAATGAAACCTGATGGAGTACACCATTCAAGTTCAGTAGCACCACGTTTAATAGCTTTTGAAACTTCAAGTTCAATCCATTTCATTACTTTCATAGGTCCAGGTACAACTCTATGCATGGCATCCCTCACTGCTCTAACAGCTTGAGTTAAATCATCTTTATCAATGACTACACCTTTCTCTAATAAAGCTTCCCTTATATAGGATCTATTGGAGAATGGTTTAGCATTGTAAGGGATGGTCATTACTGTTCTTTTAGTACAGCGTCTATCCCAATAAGGTTTAATGCTTGATGGTATTGCTGCTCTAGATTCATCTGCTACTACTTGATAAGCATCAACAGGTCGATCTGAAGGTACAACATTACACAAAATAGCACTTGATCTGTCTCTAGCTAAACCAGCTAAGATTTGAATACCTGATGCTGTTGCATCTGTAGCTACCATTAGTGATGTGTAGTTCTTATCACATTTAATTACACAGTGATAGAACTCATCACAAGCAGCTAAGAATTGCCAAGGTTCTTCTACTCCTTCCCAATCAGGAAGACAGTAGATAGGATCAGCAGCTACACGACTTATGAGTGTGTAGTTCTTTTTAGTCCAAGCAATACGCTCAGACATTGTAGCTTTGTCAAGACCGTAGGTAGTTGCTACTTGAATAGCTAACCACTCTTCAGCCTCTGGTGTCATGAATGCTTCTCTAGCAAACTTCAACAAACTCTTTCCAAAGTCTGTATCTTGAGGTGTTAAGAATGCTGGTATAGGGTAGGCTCTCCCCCTGTAATCAAATGACCAGGGAATAAAGAACTTATCTACATCCTTAAATCTAGCTACAGCTTCCATTGTCATCCGTGTTCTACAAGAGCGTTTAAACTCTTGTGCATTACGGTTCATAGCTTCAGCTGCAGCCCTTCTATATGCTTGTCTACTCTCCTTATTATCTGCAATATCTACAGGTTTAGGAGGTAGTGCATGTTCCATTATAGGTCGAAACTTTCCAACATCTATTCCCCTCTCCATTAATACCTCAGCTACCTCCACTATGAATGGATTTAGTTTGTAAGCTACCTTCTGGATCTGGTTCAAAAATGCTATTGGGGTCTCTCCCTGTATAAGGGCGTTATTGCCCCGACGTACTAAATCATGACCACGCATCACCTCATTGAGGATGTATCCCCCTGGTGTGTGGTTGGTCCAATCATTAGGTGGGACAAGCATTGGCCAGGTCAACGGACTGAATAATTCAGCGTTAGCCATAACCTCATCTTTGATATCTAAGAATTCAGTAGTAGGTGCTACATAAAGGGTAGTCTTTTTACCTACTCGGATAGGTTCCTTCTGAAACCATCCGCTAGTTTCAAGAATACAATCTAATAACCATCCACCAAGCTTGACTCGATTGGATGTACCCCATGCATTCCAACGTGTTACACCATATCGATTCATCAATGTTTGAATTGATTGAATCTTCTGTTGAGTACCACAGGCTCTATGCCAATAGTTCTTTTTAAGGACGTTTAGTAATCCAGGGGCAGTATCTTCATAGTATCTAAGCTGACATTCATCTTCAACTCCATTACCTATAGCATTGCATATATTGGTGAGTTGGTTGCTGTTATCTTTATAGCCAAACACCTTATCTAAGGTGATCTTACAAGCAATTGCAGCAGCAGCTAAAGGTTCAAGTCCAGTTAAATACTGTTGAATCTCTTTGAATGCTACTCCATTCTTTCTTTCCTTCAGTCTTGTGTGTGTCTCATTAATTCTGTCAACAACTAAAGGTAATAAAGAATCAATTGTAGCGATACCATAGATAGATGCTGAAGCGTAATTCTTATTCTCTAAATTAATGGTGTTATCACGTAACCGCTTAAGTCCTTGCTTTATTTGATCTCTTTCCAGTTGAATCTGTTCTTCAATGAGATTCGGCTCTGACATAGGCACTGACCATTAGATTGATTAGATACGTAATTGCTATACTTACGGTAGTGTATCCTTGTGATACAAAAGAGGGACTGGCTTTTGGGCCAATCCCCTGATAAATTAATTAGACGGGAGCGTGGCGGAATTGGTAGACGCACTGGATTCAAAATGTGATGTAACGAAATATTACCCGTTACATTGATTAGAATACAGTTAGATGTTTGACATAGCTGATAAAGCAGCCCTATCAGTAACCTTTGCATAACGCAAGGTCGTTTCAATCCGTTTGTGGCCCATCAAGTTCTTGAGAGTAATGAAAGGCGTCTGTGCCTCTACATGCCAAGTGGCGAAGCTATGACGCAATACATGAAAGACATAGCCCTCATCAAAGTCAAGGAAGTTCCTGACCTTATTGAATGCTCTTGAGAGTTCTGTTGGGTTACCCCATTGATCTCCAAAGATAGCTACATTCTTACCTACTTGATCTGTTCGCTTAGCTAACATCTCAATGAGATGAGTGTGGATAGGAACAGTTCGGTAATTCTTCGCTTTAGTTTGAACATCAGATCTGCCTCCAATGTGTATGATCCCATTACTGAGATCTACATCTTTAGCTTTGAGCTTGATGATCTCACCCCTTCGCATACCTGTATAAGCAGCGAAGTTGATTGCATCCTTTAGGTCTTCACGTTGGAATGGATCCTCAGCACTAGCAGCAAGTCTAATGACCTGCTCCTTAGTAAAGAATAGAGACCTTGATTCACCTTCAGTTCTTCTCCTGAATTTAGAGGGTTCTTCGATTAACCTATCAAATGCACAATGATTTAGTACACATGATATAGCTGAGATGATACGATTGATAGTACCGTCAGCTTTACCTTCATCTTCAAGTTCAATAGCTACTTGAGAGACAATGGCATTGTTGATCTTTGAAACGGGGAAAGATAAACCTCTCAATCTAGTGAAATGATTGGTGTTTATCTGTGCTGCCTGACTACCAGCTCCTTTACGCCACGCTGGACGTGTTTGAAATGTGTAGTCAACAGCTTCTCCCCAAGTCGTAATAGACATGGTGGAATTGCAAGTAGTTAGCATACTTCATAACAAGTAATATCTTTACTAAGACATTTGTCATCATGAAGTAATTGATTGATCTGTGTCAAGAGAGCCTTACCTTTAGGTGTTAACCATAAAGTATGTCTTCTCTTGTTTGATTCATCTACCTCCTTACGTATTAAATTTAGTCCGGGCTTACCTAGCCTGTGTTTCTTCGATAGCCAATCAGTATTCCTACTAGCACTAGCACCTGTTAATTCGAGATCTTCCATCATTGCTTGACTATGACAACCGTTATGGCTGGCTACATATAGATATACAGCCAGCACTTGAGCCGGTACTTCACGATCAAGTTCACGGAATATTTCTGCGACGCCTAGAAGGCGAGTGGTAGTGGAGCAAGTTACTTGTCGGTTTAGAGGATCCACGGGTTCGCGCCGGACAAGATAATACTAACGTAATATTACCTAAGTGGAACCAAAGGGTGTCCTTCGTAACATAACTGTAGCAATCGCTGTAGTCGTCGATACCTAAGTAGACATAATCACCAATTGATATCAGCTGCATTTATTCAGTGATAGCTGGTGTTTCAAAAGATGTTACCATCATTGTATCGTCTATACGCTGTTCATTACACAACTGTAATAGTTCAGCTTGATAGGGATGTACTTCCACCTCTTTTATGAG